GTCATTAGTGTCAAGCCTTAGGCCATTGTCAGATAGAAAAGCATCGAAGTCTTCTACTGTCTGCAACTCTGGGTTCCATTTATTGTTTGATCTTACAATAGCGTTGGTCAAGTTACCTGTTTTCATAGCACTGTAGATGTTGTTCATTTGTTCTCTAGCAAGAGCAGCAGATTTAGAAGAACTTGCTGACAATGCAACCTTTAGTGGTTTACCATCAGCATCTAAGAAGACTACAAAGTCACTGGCTTCTGGATTGATTCGGCTTCCACCTGCATTATAACCTAAAACGTCTTCGGGTTCAAGAGGTTTTATTGTTCTTGTGTCAACTACATGAGTAATACCACCTATATCCATATCTAATTCAAAGACATTAGCCATAGGTCCATCGTATTCTGCCCTTGTAAATCTTACACCTGTCTCAGCATCTATAAATTCTGTGACATCTGAGGGTAAAGAATCTTTTCTTTTACCTGCTAAGAACTTTTCTTCACCACCTACGTTTACTGTTATTCTTCTGAAGTTATTATTGTGTAGTCTTCTAATCATACTGACTGCTCTGACATGGTAGGTATGGTCAGATAGGTCTACTAAAGCTTTGTACCCATCTAAAACCTTTTGTGAAGGTGCTCTACCTTGGTGGTCTGCTTTCCACCTGTCTGTAAATTCATCCTCAGTGTACCAGTTTCTGTGTGAAGCCTCATCCCTAGACTGTAACCTAGTAAGTATATCACCTACATCGTCTAGTTCTCTGGCAGACAAACTATTTATTTTCTTAATCATTGGTGCGTTTAGTTGATTAAGTCTTACAGCAGCACTCTCAGACCTATAGGCTAGGTTTGTAGCATCAGCATTATCTATCAAGTGAGAGCCTGAGGTAGGTAGTCTCTGAAATATCTTTCTAAATATTTTACTTGTTACACCTTCTACGTGTTGTAACTCTGCGTACTTGTCAGTCTTTATAAAGTCATCCATCTTGATAACTTCATCTACCTGTATAGCGTAAGCTCCTGCGTCTTCACTAATAGCAACTACTGTAGCCTCAGGGAAGTCCTCTGCGTGTCGCTCTGCTGCATCCCTAGTCATAGCTCTACCAGTCCTAGGATGTCCTAGTAGTACTGTTAGCTTCTCTGTGTCAGTGTCTAGCTTAATATCTATGACACCCCTGTTTAAACTTTCAGACAAACTTGCTACTCTAGTGGCTAGGTAGTTAGTCACAAGTTCATCGTCATATATGTCACCTACTGCTCTTCTTAGGTAAGCAAAAGTTTCGTCTGTAAGTTGTTGAGCAGTGTGGTTGAAGGAAGCTGCTGCACCCAAAGGTCTTACAGGAGCGTTATCACCTACTGGATCAGTTAAGCTTGGCCCCATGTTTGCTAGGTTCTCTGGTTCATCAGAAACTCTAGCTATGTTTTCTGCTACCTCAGTAGCTGCATCAGGTCCGTTTATAGCACCTGCTCTAGTAGCTGTCGTTGGTGATCTAGATATTCTGTTTAGAGTTCTAGATATTCTTCTTGCCTGATTGATTTGTTTAGCACCCTTAGCTGTCTTACCTACTATGTTAGCACCTAAACCAACAAAGGGTAGTAAATCTACAGCACCTATAAGAGCATCGTCTAGACCGTCATCAGTTCCAAACTTTTCTATTGTAGTCAGTAAGTCTTTTAGAGCCTCAGGGTTTTCACCAAAGAAGAAACCTTGCTCTAGATACTCGTCTACTCTTGAATCTAGGAATGTCTCAAAGTCTTTGATTGGCATATCACCTGAGATAGCCCTAGCAAATTCTTCTGATACAGTTTTTCTTTTTAGTGTAAAGTCTTCCCAAGCACCTATAGGTAGTTGCCTTAGTAGATACCTGTCTAACCAGTTAATTACTGACCCTGCAGTTGTGTCAGCAGTCCTGACCTGTATAGCATCAGTTATTTTTTCTACTACCATCTGATACTTTATAGACGCTAGGTTTTCTGCTCTTGTAAAATAGGGATTGTCCATAGCATGAAAGCTATTGTCAAAGTAATCAGTTATACTCATTAGATCAGCACCTTTATCAGCCTGATCCTGTAACTCTTCTACTGCCATGTCTACATCAGTAGCTTCCTGAGTGTAGTTGTTGACTGTAGTGGATAAAGTCTGGTTTACTTTGTTAGCTATCTCAGCAGGAATGTTGTCTGATGCTTCTATAGTTTTACCTGTAGCACCAATGACAGCTAACTCTCTTCGCTCTACAGAAGGTGATCGTGCATCCTGTTCTTCTTTGACTGCAGGTTTTTTGTCATCACCTAGGAAAGTAATCCCACTAGATACTTGATTTAAAAATGTAACCATTTAATTATGAACCAAACATTTTTTCTTTGACACTTGTAAAAGGTGCAGGATTTTGTACCATAGCTAATCCTAATCCTGATACAGCAGCACCTGTTTGAGCGTTAGCTAAACTTTGTTGAGCTAGAGAACTAAAAGAAGTTATTTCTTTAGACAATCCTGTCATAGCAGAACCGTATCCTAGGTTAGCTCCGTATTGAGAAGTTAAACTAGCTAGACCACCTGCAGCACCAGAACCACCGCTTGCACCTAAAGCCGCTGCTGTTGCTTGTGCTGTAGCTCTTTTTCTTTGTAGCTCTCTAAAAGCAATTCTTCTTGATCTAGCAGCTTTTAATTCTTGCTGTCTTTGTGACGCTCGACTAGCGGCTCTTTGTGCTTTATTAGATTTTCTTTGTTGACTAACACTGTAAGCTGTTCCACTTACTGCAGCTATCGCTCCTACAATCGCCATTTTATTCTCCTAGGTAAACTGTATACAGTCTTTCTGTATTTTCAAAACCAAGCCTTTGTAAAACTTTATCAAAGGGTTTGTGTACTTTTATGTTAACTGCAAGAACAGAAACACCAAGTTGTTTTAGATTTTCTTTAGCAAACTTTATTAACTTATAACCTACCAAACCTTTTCTATAATCTGGGTCAACAAATATAATGTCGTTTGCTGCTACTAGATGATCTTTATAGTGAGGGTGAGGTTTCGCTATAACAACAAAGTATCCTATAAGTTTACTACCCTTTCTAGCAGTGTAAAGACCAAGCATACCTTCTTGATATAGATGCTCGTAAAACTCCCAATCAGGGTTTAACTTCATCTTGTCTTTATATAAAGCTATTTCTTCCCAGTGTTTTTGAAAGAGTTCGTCTACTTGTTGTTTTAGTATGTAAAAGTTTTCTATTTGGTAAGTAACTTTTTCAACCATTAGTATCTAGGGTTCCTTCCTTGTAACATACCCCAACCTAGGAGTATAAAGTCTTTACCCTGTACACTTTCGTATTTGATTCTCATGGATCGTCCATGTCCACGTATCTTTATCCTTGATGTTATGACATCATCAGGATAGTTGAAGTCATTTAAGTTACCACTGTTAGGTAGTAAAGGATACTTCAATCTGTAAACTTCTTGTGCTGTTTGAAAGTCTTCACCAAAATCCCAAGAGGCTGCAACAGTTAAACCAGAGGGTCTTACAGGTTGATAACCTGCACTCTCACTACCAGTAAATCCTGTTTCTGTAACTCTAGCGTAAGTAACAATAAAGGGTGCGTTCTTTTTTAGAACTGCATCCCCTATAAAATCGTATCCTGTTTCAGCAAATGATGTGTAGTTTGCACTACCCCAATCTAGAAAGGCTACACCACTAAAGTGACCCATAGTAATTTTATTTGTAGCTCCATCCCTGCAAATCAGTACAATAGATGGATCACCTTCTGCTTGTGCGTATGTATCGTAATAAGCTAGACCTACTATAGCGTCACTGCTAGAAGCTTCATCAGATATTTTCCAAGGAAAGAAAGCTTGTAAAGGTATGTCTAGTATTAAGAAGTTATTTATCTTAGACGATACACCTTCACCTGCGTTAGGATAACCCCAGTACAATCTTTTATTTACATTGTCGTAACAAGCTATAACTTTAGCTTTTTGAGCATCAGTTATCTCGTTCCAAAATGTTTGTATAGTAGGTATTGTTAAGTTTTGTTGAGCACTCGAACCTGTTACAGCATCAGCTTGTAGTGTGTGTATACCATACTTTGACCACCAAAAAGGAACACCGTCTGCTTGAACAAAAGTACCTTGGTGAAGAATACCTACTTTACTTACTTGACTTACTGAGTATTCTGTAGCTCTAAAAACACCATCAACACCTTGTATTTGCCATATACCATTTTCAGCAAAAACAAACAACGCAGTTTGAAAAGCATAAAGTTTTTGAATGTTGTAAGCGTCTGGTATCTCTATGACACCACCGTCATTGTCTAGTAAGTCAGATAAGTTTTCTGAAGTAGGGTCATTACGTTGATGGCACTCACCTAAATCCTTTTCATCATCTACAATTCTAGAAAATAGGATAGTACCTGCATTTTTAGAACTGTTTAATCCAGCGTAAAAAACTCTACCTGAGAATGTTTCACAAGTTTGAAACCTAGATGATTCTGTTTCATCATTTACTCCTTGAAGTGTGTAAAATTTTCTAGGCTCTGTGTTGTAAGCTGCTATTCTTTGTTTGTTGAAGAAGTTTAGAACAAACCTACCGTTTGCAGTTAAAGTTTTACCAGCGTCTATTTTAAGAAACTCTGCTCTGTTTTGAACATTACTAGAGTCTTTTCCTGAAAACCAAGGATGTGTTAAGGGTGGTTGTAGAACACCACCGCTTTGAGTAATGTGTGTTGAAAAAGCATCTTGCCCAGCTAGTACTGATGCAATACCATTATTTACCGAACCCCATCCTGAGTTATAAGCATCATAAAGTCTAGGACCGTTAGCAACACTAGATGGTAAACTTCCAATTATGCTTTTTTCAAAAAAATACTCTTCCCCTGCTGAAGAATAACCTTGCCACTCAAAGTCTCTTACTTCAAAAGTTAAAGCTATTGATGACACATTATTGCCAGAAATCTTTAACCTTATTGTATTCATAGCAGCAGAAGTTACTACTAACATACCTTTTATATTAGTAAATTGACAAGGTGTAGTAGTTATTGCATTAGTTCCAGCAGCGCGAGAACTTATAGAGTGGGAAGTAACTAGTTGGTTTGAGTAAGGAGCACTAGCTTTGTTGTAAAAGTAAAGGGTAGAGCCTTTTTGTAAAACAAGTAAGTGTCTAGTTGCATCACCACCTGCGTTTCTCCACTCTCCTGTAGCAACAACCTCTGAATTGCTAAGAGTAAATGAAGACAAAGCGTGTGAGCTTTCGTACTCTACGTTTAGTCTTCTACGCCTAGTACCATCCCTGCGTAAATCACAGTTGGACTCATCAACAGAAGCACCCTCAGGAAACGTAAGTTCAGAAGCTTCTGTTATCAGACCTTTTACAAAATTATTTACTGCTTTCTGACTTATGCTTTGAGCCATTACGTTCTTTCTCACGTTGGTCTGCGTACTCATTACGCTGAACAGTTTTAGTCTTTACCTTATTTCTTAGGTAATGTTCTACAGCTTCTTTACCTTTTTGTAGGCTAGAGTATCTGCCAGATAGTTCGCTTGGTACTGAACCTTTTTCAAACTTTACTCTAAAAAAACTGTATCCACTTTCTTCTTTACTTACGTAAATCTCTGACACCATTTTGTCAGACTTTATAACACAGTGTTGGTTTACTGTATCAGTCTCTATGTCTATCATTAGGTTCTTCCGTATTGGTTTCTTGTAGATAATTTACTTTTGTACTGATCGTTTTGTACGTAAGACTTTAGCCTACGTGCAGCCTGTTCAACCTTGGGATCAGAACCACCCTTAAACAAACTCATACAAGTTGACTTAGCTTCAGCTAAAAGTAAAGGCATTAGTGTTTGATCTAAGTCTATAGCAAAGCTATCTGTTTGACTAAAGGTTGGGTAAATAGAACAGTATGCTCTAGTTTTATTTGCTGCTAGAAGAGACTCTACTGAAGCATCATATGAATCCATTATAATGTGGTTGTCATTAAAAGATGTATAGTAGGATGGGTCTCTATCGTTTGCTACAAATAGTTCCATAGACTGATCAACAGTAGTTACTTTTAAATCTGTCTCACTCATTCTCTCTAGAAAGAGAAGAGGCTCTACGTAAACTATTTCTCTATAGTCTTGACTAGATGCTGTTCCTATATTGTAATCTAGTCTTATTAATTCTTTTGTTCTTGCAGGATAAGTAAAGTGTGTAGGTCTTGCGCTACTACTCAAAGAAACTAAAGGTATTAGCTTGTTGTGTTCTGGAATACTTCTTGCTGCAATTATATTGAAGTAAGTATCTTCTACTACTGATGCAATCTGTAAAGCTTCAGTTGTGTCAGAAATACTGTTTACATTTTCTGAATCCATGTCAGATAAAATAGATTGTACTACTTGTAGAAGAGTGCTTTTCATTAGATACTATCCAGTATTAAGTGGGTGAAGGGTGCTCCCTAAGGAACACCCCATTGTTTTAGGCTTCGATATACTCGATAACCAACTTGGCTTCACCAGCAGTAAATGCTGCTGTACCAAAGATAGCTTCGATGTATACATCTGCTCCACCAACAGTGGCTGTGCCACCGACTAGTGCACCGTCACAAGCTACTGCTTTGTCTGCACCAATAGCAGCTAAAGCAATCGCTGCGTCAATACCATCGGCATCAACTGCAGCACCAGCCTGAGTGTAAGCACCTATTGTCAATGTAGCTGAACCTGCTGAGGCAAAAGCTGTTGAGACAATAAGGTGAGCACCAGTGATGTACGAACCTGCTGGAATGAAAGCATCGTGATCCTGTGGGGTTGCCACAGATGTAGGAACTTCTGTTCCTGTGATATTCATCACTAATGATTTCTTCTGACTTGAAAGAGAAGTTCCACGCTTTGCTGGAGTTCCCTGTTCACCTGCGGTAAGAACTTCTAGACCGTCTGCGTTTACATAACTCATAGTCTACCTCCTTACGCTACTGTTGGTTTCGTGACAACACGAACCATGTTTTCAGGACGGTACAACTTGACACCGTAACGAGCAGTTGTTACAAACTCGTGACGTTGGTGATCTTTGTTGTAGTCGTAGTCAACCTGAGGTTGCTGTCTAAACGCACCCACGAATGGATTTACAGACTGATCTGCTGAGAAGAACAAGTTTACAACACCGTTTGTTGATGAGTAATCTTGGTTAGCAGCAGCTAAATCTGGAAGTGCGTTATCGGTTGCTGTTGGTAGGAAGTTTGAGCAGTATACGTCAAACCCATATACGTTTGCAATGAAACGCATACCAGTTGCTATACCGTCACGAACTAGTCCTTCGAAACGTGGGTTGTTTGACACGTTTACTACGTTGGTCAATGTGTTAAGTGTGTACTCAACAGAAGGATCAACGATGGCTACCAAGTTGCTGTCTGGAACGTTCTGTTTTTTCAGAGCGTAACGTGCATAAGCAAACTCTTTCAAGGTGATAACTTCACCTGTACCAGTAGAACCAACACGCATTGAGATGCTGTTGATTGTTTCTGTTGAGTTAGCTGATACGCCAGATTCAGGAGCAGCGAGAGTTGTTGTCTCGAAATGTTCCATGATTGCACGTTCTTGTTCAGGTACAAAGCGTGACATTAATTCTGAAGAATAGAATGTGTCTTGCTCTGCTTTCTTGGTCATATAAGTAGCTGATGAGAGATACTTATCAACTGAGAATGTAAAGTTACCTGTGTCTAATGGACGGTAGGTAACAGCACTGTCCTCAGAGTAGTTGTCCACTTGTGCCTGCCCGATAGAAGGAATGTTGAAAGTGTTTCCGTCAGGAAAACCGTCAAGCATACGAACATATCTTTGTGCCATCATCTCATCACGCAGAATCTCTTTTAATTCTGATGAGTAGACCTGAGCACGTTGCAGGAACGTAGTGTTAGATGTGGTCATTGCCATGTCTAAGTTCCTTTAATTATGCACCAAACTTATCGCCAAGACGAGATTTGTCCTCGAACATTTGTTGTTGCGTCTTAGCAGAATAGTACAAGTTACGATTATCTCTACGGAGTTTTTGGTAGTAATCGAAATTACGTTCCGTAGAAGGCTGCATTGAAACACCCTCAGTTCGAACAGAACCACTGACCATAGGTTCAGTAGGACGTTTGTTCTCACCTATAAGAGCAAAGAACGCATTAGGTGACTCAGCAGCAATGTCTCGTAAACGATCCACTGACATACCAAGCTCTGTAGCTTTCCTTTCAATTTGAGCCTTGGCTTCAGTGCCAAAGCTTCCCTCTAGCTCTTTGTCAACGAACTGTAAGTTGGTCTGCACTTTGGCTTGCAACTCTCGTTGATTGAGTGTTTTTTCAACAAGGCTCTTCAGGTCTTCCTCGTTAACAGCCCCAGTGGTGTCCTGTGTGTTAACGCTAGTGTTATTATTTGGCACTTCAGTGTTTACTGCA